AGAAAAATTTAAAAAAGCTCCTTCTATTAATTTAGTTGATACCTCAGACTTTACATTATACTTATATATAGCATGATGAAAACCACCACCACCGCTTTGTGGTACCCAGCTAGAACTATAGTTGTCTGTTAAAAAAACATATATGTCATTGTTAATTTCATCAACGTAATAACCTATAGATGTCATAGAGTTTTGAGTAACATCAAACTCTACTAGTTTTTTATTACCAAGTATATTTGTTAATGCCCCAACGTCATCACCTTCAGACCTACTTATCTGAGCATTTTTAGCATCTCTATATTCTCCTTGAGGAACCAACCTAGCATCTAGGTCTTTGTTCATCTTAGATTTTATAAAAGCATTTTTAACTTCAGCCATTTAATTAATGTTTAATCCATTTAGATTTACCACGCATTTGCTGTACAAATTCGTTAAGCTTTAAATTAGATAACCTTATCTTAGTATTTCTTAATTTAGCACTTCTTTCTCTTTTTAGTCTTTGAACTATGTATTCAGGTTGACCTATTCTAGTAGAAATTATAGCATGTAATATGTGAGCGTACATAGCTTCTTCAGCCATTTTAGGTATTCTTGTTTCCAAATCAACAGACAAACCATCTGATATATATTGAAAAACAATTATCTTATCAACAAGATCGTTTGAAAAAGACATCTTACCTTCTCTTTCATTTATACTCCAGTATCCATTTACGTTGGCTGTTTGAGGATCTAATCCGTAAAGTTGACCATAACCAAAACCAGGATATTCATAATTGTAATAGTAGCCTAACTCTGTATCATCTACAAGGTTTAATCTACTTTCTAAGTTATTGTTTTTCCATCTTTGCTCAACTAAAGAATCACCAGAGTCTATGTTTTCTTCAAAATTATCTTGTATAGCAACACCTTTAGCATCTTGTAAAGGTAGTTCATATGGGCTTGATGTTAAAGTAGTTGAAGGCATTATAATATGTTGAACACCTTGTTTGTCAACCCAATAAGCATTTACATAGTTAACATAGTCTTGAGGTAGTGGTATACTTAAATTATGTGGTATTGTTAACTCTTGTGATTTAATACTTTTCAAAGTATCATAACTAAACTCTTGCAAACCACGCTTAGCATGAAATATAACATCTGTTCTTTTAACATCTCTTACTAATTTATCAGCACCTACATATGCTACTAAAAAATTATTAACTACATCATTTAGCTTTATATAAGAATATGATCCATAGTTTTGCTCAACAGTATTACCAAAAGCTTTATCAGCAGTAGTGGCTCCATAATTACCACCGTCTAATTTTTTTAACTGTACAACTATATATAAATTGTTCACAGGTGCTACTGAAAACGAAATAACATTATTAGACACGGTATACCCACTAGTTATTTCTGTCCATTGACCTGGAAAACCAGTGGCACTTTGATATATTTTAAAATTATTTCTAGTATAATTTATATCAGAAACACTTGCTGCATACCAAATTAAATCAGTATCAAAGGTTGCTGTAAATATTTTATTACTACCATCACCTCTAAAGCCCTGCGCGCCTTCGTAATATTGTCTATTGTTTTCTGTTAGTAAAGCCATTTATTAACTTTTTGAATTTATTTCTTCTGCTTGAACTGCTTGCGCAGCTGCTTGAATAATTTGTGGATCTCTTATAACAACACCAGCATAGCTTAGTATTCTTAATATAACTTCGTTTTGTTCTACAGAATCTAACTCAAACTGCGTAGAAGATCCTTGGTTATAAACATATTGGTTTAATGCTCCAACTGTAAAACCCCATACAACATCAGATGGTTTTCTAATATAAGACACTGTTATTTCTGAAGATGATTGAATTTCTTTAGGATAAACATAGATATGTGGTTGCCCAGTATCAACACCAGAAATACCTTGAGTTGATTGTTCATATAAATATATTGGAAACTCAGTTGTAGGTTTTGTTAGTTTAGATAAGTTTATAGTAAGTAAATCGCTTCTATCTACTCTTTGAAGTTCTTTTTCGTCTCTGTATATTACAGCTCCTATTCTATGTAGGTTTGAAGGTGGTAAGAAATATAGTGAAGAATTTACCGCTGCAACTGTTGCTTTAGCGTCTGCACCACCTGTAGAAATAGTTATTACATCACCAACAGAATAACCAGATCCTCCATTGTTTATAGTTATGTTAGATATAACACCATTACTATTTGCTGTTAAAGTTATTTGAGCGTTACCACCACCACCTGTAATCGTTAACACGTTACCACTTACGTAGTTTAGCCCTGGATTACTTATATTAACTCCTGTTATAACACCTGAGTTTATAGAAGTTATATTAACCGTTAACCCAGATCCAGCACCACCAGTTGTGGCTACATTGTTAGCTAGCGCGTAACCTGTTCCTGGATTTGTAAGATTAAAAGTAGGTATTGTAATTGATGTATTGACGGTAAGACCTGTTCCACCTATTGGCACGACAGTTGTTGCTACACCATTTGCAGCTACGTAGCCAGTACCACCGTTAGTTAAAGAAAGACTAGTTATTCTACCTGCTGGAACGGTCGTAGTTGCACCAATAGTTTTAAATATAGATATATTATTATCAATATTTTTTCTACGGTCAGCGTACTCGCTTTCTGTTTGTGGCACACGTAACTGTTGGTTTAAATCTTCAAAATAATTTTCAAACATTTCTAGCTGAACCTGCGTAGCCAACTTATTAAACTCGTCTGGAGTTATATATCCTCTTTGTTCTTTATTTAAGATAGATAAAACCGTCGTGTAAACAGTATTTACGTTTATTGCCATTTAAATTTTTTTTAAATATCGGAGCGGTTTTACCCGCCCCAATACTATTATTACATGTTATGAGAGCTTTTTCTCTATAGATTTAAAAACTTCTACACCTTCATCTGTCTTTAGCCATGCTGCAAAAGAAGAATAAGGGTTTTGATCAAAAGGTATTTCCATTAACTTTCTATCATTACTAGACCATTTAAAATAACGTTGATCATTTGACAATGTTATAATGTTGGCTTCAGTAGCTCTAATAGCAAAGTTTCTTAATTGTACATTTTCATCATTTGCTAGCTCTATAAACAACCCAGGGTTATTATTAGCAAACAATAGTAAGTCTCTTTTAATCTCTTTAGAACTCATCTTAGATACCTTAGATCCAACCTCTACTCTTAATATAGCTTCAGCGTGATCTATGTCCATAGATTTAGCAGCTGTAAGAGCTTCAATTTTAAGCTCTAGTATATCTAATTCATTAGTAGCTATTTGAACATTATCAAACTCTTTATATACTTTATTTTTTAAAGGGTGGTATAATGATAATAGTTTCTGTAAAGATTGATTTTCTTTTTTAACAATCAAAGCACCTTCTCTAAATATAATGTGACCCATCGTTGATTCACCTTTTTGTTCGTCTACAAATGGAGATGGTTGATTAGTAGAATATCTAAGTTCTCTTTGTTTTTTTAATTCAGGATCGTACCATAATAAAGCGTGTTTTCTAGTATGCTTACTTGGTATTGTTAAAGTTAACGGTTGTTTATCACCAGTAACTATATATCTACGATCTTTTATTTCCCAGCTATTAACTGGTTTTTGTTTTTTAGGAGCAACTACTTCTTGAGTTACTACCTCTTCTTTTTTCTTTTTTGACATAATATAATAAGATTAAATAATTAAAGGTATTGGGCGCCGAAGCGCCCTAACCTTATAAAGTAATTACACTCCTTTGAATAATACAAAGTTGTTAGCACCTTGTACACATAAACATCTTTCTGATAAGAAGTTAACCTCCATAGCATCAAGATCAGATGTGAACGCACCACCAACAGAACCAGTTAGCCACTGCTTCATTCTTCTATCATCAGTTTGTGAAGCTCTATATCTTACATGTAAGAAAGGTCTTCTGATGTTAGAACCAAGTACTTGGTCATAAACAGTTGACGTACCAGCTGGGATTAGTACACCTTCAATTGAGTTAATACCATTAATAGCTCCTCTCGTAGAAGCATCGTTTAAGTATTTCCAGTCAGTCTTATAGAAATCGTAAGAACCTCTTCTGAATCCTGAGAAACCTAAGTTAAGCGCCATCTCTTCTGAATTTTCAAATAATCCAAAAGCAACACCACCATTAAATCCTGCAGATACACCAGCTAGCATATCATCAAAATCTAAAGCAGTTTGTCTTTGTAAGAAAAGCATGTTTTCTTCAATAGCACCTTGAGTATCTAAGTTTTTAAGGATTTCATCAAACGCATCGATTCCTGCAGAAGCTGTAAAACCTACTTGTTTGTTACCTCTTTCTTCAATAGCAGAGAATAAACCTTGAGTACCAGCAACACCTACTGTTGATGCCGCTACCGGCTCTTCACCTTCTACCATAGCCATTTCTAAGTAATCTTCAAATCTTAATCTTGTTTCAGATTCAGCTTTTAGATACCATAAATAACCAGAGGTTCCGTCTTCAGTTGCAACTTCTACCCAACCAATCTGTGCAGTATCAGAACCAGATACAACGTACTTGTTTCTAATAATAATTGGCTTGTTAGAAAATTGAGTGAAAGAAGGAGTTATACTTACATATCCTTCAGCAGCTCCAGCTTGATTAGCAATAGCTACACCTTTAGCATACTCAGAACCGTAAACAAACACTTTAAGATCGTCCATAGTATCTAAGAAATCTAAATCAGATAAGTTAGCAGCACCGTAAGGTTTTGCTGTAATATATCCTTCGTTAGTACCTGTACCAGCGTTAGATGAAGTAACTAAACATTTTGCTTCTAATCCTGTAGCAGGATCCATAACAACAATTGTTTGGTTAACTGAAATAACATTTTCTTTAAAATTGATACCAGCACCACCCGTTGGGATAGTTAATGTACTTGCAGCAGCAGATCTTGTTACAACACCTGTGTAAGCTACATGTAATCTATTTTGCTCAGACCAGATTACTTGGTCAGAGGTCATTGGCATTTCTGCACCGACCATTCTTAAGAAGCCAGATAACGTTCTGTTTCCATAACGCTCTACTTCTTGCTCATAAATCTCCGGTAAATACTGTTGCGCGAACGTATCAGAATCACCAGGATTTGCCCCACCATTAAAAGACAAGAAATTATCTGAGAGAATTTGTTGCTTTTGTGATGGAGTTATTAGTCCAAATTGTGGAGTTAAACTCATTTTTTTTAGTTTTTAATTATTTAAATTTACTTTTTACTTTTAACTTAGAAGAATCAATACCACTTATAGATTTAACTTTTAAACCACCAACAAACACGTCACCTGAAGCTGTTTTTCTAGGTTCATTAGATATGTTTTTTGATTTAGCTATTATATCTTTAGTAGCATCTGCTTTACCTTGCTCATAAAAATGTTGAGCAATAGTGTCTGCATTTTTAGCCGCATACAAAGCTTTGTGGTAACCTGAATAGTCTGAAATTTCTCCTTCTTTATTTAAGAACGTCTTAATAAAATTAGAAATATCTGATTGACTTTCAGCCACTTGCTTAGGGTTTTTAACACCGTATTTGAATTTTTTATTAGCAACGCTGAAATCAAAACCTTTGAAATCATCACTTAAAAATTCATTTGTTTTAGTTAAAAACTTTTCATGCCTTTGTTTAGCAACTTTTTGATCTTCATTATATCGATTAAAAAAGTCCATAGCTTTTTGCTGGTCTTGAGTAACGCCCGGTCTCAACTTGATCTCGTCGTAATATTTACTCTTTAGTCCATTTAAAAATTCTTTGGCTTTTGCAACCTCTTCTTTAAACGCAATTTTTCTTTTGCGTATTTCTTTTGGCTCATCTAGTTCCGAATCGTATGAAAAATCTTCTAATAAAAGACTTACATCTTCGCTATCTAAATGAGGTTTTGTTTGTTTGTAGTACTCTCTAATTAAACTATTGTTATCAACATTAGAATAATCAGCGTTTAATCTTACGTAGTCTTCAACAGTACCACCTGTTTCTTCCATAAATGAAACTAATTTTTCTATGTTTTCTGGTAAAAGCTTTTGTTGTATAACTTCTTTTACCTCTTCTTTAGTTTCTTTTACTTCTTGTTTTGTTTCTACATCTTCTTCTTCAACAAGTGTTAAAGGAGATTCTACTTCTTCTTCGGTGGACCGTACTTCTTCAACCACTGCTTCGCTGTCTCCACTGTCTTTTTGTTCTTCGACAATAACATTGCTATCATCTGCCTCTTGTGTTTGAACGGCATCGTCTTGATTTTTGATTACTACTTTTTTAATATCGTCTTCTGGTAATTCAACTAAAGGTTCTTTTAAATTAACCTTAGTAGGTTGATCAGAAGATTTACCTAATTGTTTTGGTTTTACTTTTTTACCTTTTAAAGTAAATTCACCTTCTTTTTTTACTGTTTCTTCAGCCATAATAAAATAATATAAAATTAATAAATTTTTTTTTAACGAGGTTCAAACTGTTCCAGTCCAAATCCTCCTAACGCGTCATAACCAGCTGACTCAAAATTTTTTGGCAGCTCATCATTTTGACGTTGTGAAATCATTTGAGATTGTTGCGTCCCAATAATTCTAGCACGCTCATCTTTACGGTTTTCTATTTCTGATTCTTTTTGTTTTTCTACTCTTGATCTAGCTTCTGCAAGTTGTATGTTGTAATTAAACTCTTCAGCCATTAATTGCTTTTTAATTTCAGCTTCAGTTTGCATTCGTTGTATTTCAAATTGAGACTTACCTTGTTCAATTTGTAATTTACTTTGTGTTAACGCTTGCTGTTTTTGAACTTCTGCTAAAGCTGCTTTTTCTGAAGCCTCTGCATTAGCAGCCGCTTGTGCTTGGATGTTCTGCATTTGAGCTTTTCTATCTGCTTCTTGCTTTTGCTTACGTTTTATTTTAAGCATTTGATTAGCTAGTTTAATGTTTGATATTTCTCTAATATCTATAACATCTTCTAAATCTACACCACCTGATTGTAAAGCTATTTGTATATTACGCTCAAGCATTTGTTTTTCTTCTTCTTCAGGTTCAAGCTCTAAGAAAATACCAAACTCATGTATGTTTAATTTTTCTAATTGCTCTAAAGTATTAACATTAAATAAACTTATAGAGTTCATTAAAGCGTTTTTAGTTAAAGGGAAGTTCAAACTATCCGCTGCTCTTAAACTAACATTCTCTGAAGTCCTAACAGTTAAATACATAAGCGACTGTAATATATGTTTAGTAGCTGTATTTGATGCAGCTGCGGCTAGTTTTTGTAACCCAACTAAAGCATCTTTATTAGGTTGGCTACCATCTCTAGCTTCATTTAATCCAGTCACATCACGTATCATCTGTAAATAATACTGATAAGTTTGTATTAAAGCTTGTATTTTACTTATACCAGACGATGTTTGTAATTCTTGTATTGGGACTTTACCTCTATTAGGATCACCATCTTGAGTTAAACTTCTACCAACAATACTACCAGTTTGGAAGTACATGTTTAAAGCTTCTTGAGGATTATAATTTGTACCGTTACCGAGATCAACTTCTGCTAAACCATCTACGTCTACAAACACCCCATCAGGAACCATACGCGCTAATACTTGTTGTATTTTTAAATGCGTAAGTTGAATCATATCAGCGAACCCAATACATTTGCTAACAACACTTTCGATACGACCTTTGTACATTCTAGGCGCTGATATATTGTAATTCATTTGAACCTTAGTTTGATCACTAAAAGGTCTTGTCATGTTCTCACAAAGCTCCCACTTTAAAAGTTTATTGTAACCTAAAACTTTAGCACCACTATATAGAACTTCAATTGCTCTATGTACTTTATTAAAGTTTTCATTTTCAGGTGGATCAAAGCTATCATTTTTTTCTATAGCTTTTTCTAACCCTTGCTCTGTTTGTTTTATTTTAAACACCTGATTAGTATATGTTTTATATTCAAAATATAAAACCTGTACATTATTATAGTTATCATCAATACCGTAATAACCTCTAGTATAATTAGAATCTCCTGGGTATTTTTGTATTTCTTCTAGCTCGCTATCAGTTAGGTTTGGAAATTGTTTTTTAACTTCTTGCAAACTCATTGACTTAACCTCACCGACATAGTATAAATCTTCAAAATTAGGATCTTCTGTATAAGAATAAACTAAATTAGTAGGGTCAACATAATCAATAGTAATACCATTAGCTAGATTAAAATCTGTTTTAACAGCACCAATACCTAGTATAACTAAGTCTTGAGCAAGACGTTTTTTAATTTCATCATACTTGTTGTAGTCTAAAACATTTTGTATTAACTCTTCCTCAGCTATTTCAATAGCTTGTTTATAGTTAAGCTGCATATGAAGCTCTAACTCTTCTTTTGTTTGAGGTAGTTGATCTGCTGGTATTTCAGTTCTTTTTAAATCTACACCTAATCTTTGCTTAGCTTGTTCTATTAAATCCGCAGCAAATGCGTCTTCAGCTATAGCACTAGCGTGCTCTGTTCTTTGTTTTACAGCGTATGGATCTGATGCAAAAGATTTTATTTTATAACCTTTATCTGTCATACCATTAACTACTATATCTACAAACTTAGATAATACAGCTACTGGTTTCCAGTCTAAATTCAAATAAGATAAATCACCGTTTATTGATAACTCATCTTTATATTTTTGTACTGATTGCTCTCCTCTAGAATATAACCTTAACTGATGAAAGTATTGCCAATTGTTTCCAAACCTACCGCCAACACCTAATCCTCTATCACCTCGGAACCATTCATTTTCAATAGCTCTTCCAACGGCGTAACCGTAGTCATAACTTTGTTTCTCTGCGTCAGATACTACTTGACTTGGAAAAGAACTATTACTGTTAGTATAAATCATCTATTTTATTATTTTTGAAATATATCCATCGTTATTATATTTATTAAATGATAATAAGACAGGTTGCTTTTGTGTTTTATAAACCGGTGTGTATTTATTTTTATTACACGCCATTATAGCTAGTCCAGAGCTAATACTGGCATCATGCTTGGTTCTATTATTAATATTAAATTGTGACCAATCCTCTAATGTTTTTTGAAAATACATTTGACCATAACCATTTTCTAAATTACCCACAAATGTTTCTATATAATATTCTATAGCAGCAGCGTGAGCCTGCTTAATATCTTCTGAGGAGTTGGGTATTCCACCTATTTCTTTTTCAGCTACGGATAGTTT